ATACTTGGATATACACCTGTAACTAATGCACGTACCATTAGCACTACTTCACCTTTAAGCGGTGGTGGAGACTTGACAGCGAATCGCACGTTATCGATTGCCGATGCAGTAGCCGATGGCACCACTAAGGGAGCGGCAGCATTCACAGCGGCAGATTTTAACTCATCAAGTGGGGTAATATCACTTGACTATACAAATGGACAAAAGGCGAGTGCAGCGCAGCCAGGTTTCTTAAGTGCGGCAGATTGGTCAACATTCAACACCAAGCCGTCAACCAACCAAATGATTATTTCGGCTTTTCCCGGAACTTCACAAGCCGCAAGCACAACACAATTCTGGGCAATTACGGGAAGCATTGCTGGTAACGTGACTGAACTTAACCGTGTAATGATTATGCCGTGTGATGGTACTTTGAAAAATTTGTATTTGCGTTTCACAACAGCTCAATCAGCTACGGGTTCATGGGTATTCACGTTGCGAAAAAATGGCGTAAGCACAGCCATGACGGTAACGATTACAAGTGCTGATGGAGCAAACGTAACAAAAAGCGATACTACAAACACCGTTGCAGTAACAGCGGGGGATAGAATATGCCTACAAGCCGTAAATAATGCCACAGTAACAAGTGGAATATTTGCATCACTCTCATTAATTTTAGAAAGATAATGAAAGAAATACAACCTATTAGCGTATGGGTGGATGGTCAAACACAAACCGCTACGCAACTAACCTTAACTATCGTTTATGACAACTTAGAAACGGATGCAGTTTTTGAGTATCATCTTAGTGATAGTGAGAACAACTCTTTAATCAATGGCAGGCTATCTATTGATGGTACTGACTATGCAAACTGGGGACTTTCTACGGATGCTAATGGGGATGCCTACATCTTTGCCGCCGCTCAACTTAATCTCACGCTAATTTGATGAATGAGTTTGAGTCGATGTTAAACGAGTATGCCGCTGCAGTGGTGGAGCGTGCGCAATCTAATTTGCGCATCAAACGCCGCGTGCGTGGTAAGACGGTTAATCGTGTAGCATCGGGTAACTTACTCAACTCACTTACATACAATTTACGCATCCGCTACAACAAGCCTACAATAGACTTCACGGTGGACAATGATGAAGCGGGGAAGTATGCTGATGTGATAGAGTTTGGGCGCAGGCCTTACCCGGGACAACCTAACAAACGTCCGCCCTATAAGGATATTATGGAGTGGATTCGCATTAAGCCTTTAAAGCTACGCAATAGACAGGGCGAATTCATCAAATCGACAGAGAGCAATATAAAGAGTGCGGCTATTGCCATAGCTACGAGCATAGGCGAAAAAGGCATTGAAGGCATAGCCTACTACCGCGATGCAATAGATGATACATGGGATGAGTACAAGGATAAGCTGATGGATAACTATATTAAATCAATCGAGAATAGATTATTACTCAATAAAAGATAATGGCTATAACTATCAATGACCAGCCTTATAAGTGGGCGTTACGTGGTCAAAAGCTAATGATAATCGCAACCAGTGACGAGACTACGCAGAATGGTTTTAAGTACGGCATTGAGGTTACCATTGATGCAAAAACGTACAACTTTTATGTATCCGCTGCACCCGATGGTAAGCTGTATTTCGACCTTGCCCCATTGATTGATGACATGCGTAACTATGAGCCGCTCGGTTATCACTTTACAACGGATGATACTGCGGATGATTTGAGCAAGAGACAAATAACTGCAACCATTACCGAGTGGTGGTTAGTTGGTGGTATCTTGACGGAGAATGAAGGCAGCGCAATATCTACGGAAGAGCTGCTTGGTATCAATGGATACTTTCAAGTCATTGACGGATACAAGCCAAATGTGGAAACAGGGTCGCAAAAAGTCAAGCAATCACTATCTTCAACAATTAGTTATGCGATGAGTGATAGGTTCGATTATATGCATAATAATCCACTTGGATCAACATGGTTGGCATCTGCTACTAAATTATGGATACCAGCATTTGATAGTGATTATGGTTTATTGTGTATACCGGGTAATGGTGCGTATCTTTCAAATAATATTGTAGATAGTTTAAAGATTCAAATATTTTCAAGCACTGGCGTTCCTTTAGCACAGACTATTGCACTTAATGGTTATGATATAGAAGCGTTACCTGTTTACCCTGCCAACCTTAACGATTGGTCAGGCTTAACGGTTAAGCCTTCACTCTTTCCGAATTGGCGCTTTTATCAAGTATATATTACTGATGGCATTAATAGCAAAAGTGAAATTTATACATTTTATAACGCAGCTGTGTATGGTCAAAAAGATTGCAGATATACTAACATTCGTCTCGGTTGGGTGAACTCACGCGGTGGATGGGACTACTTTAACTTCATCAAAAAGTCAGAGACCACTGACGAAATAGACCGCAAGAAATACCGCAAGGTGTTATTCAATGGAACAACGGGTGTATTCAGTGCTAACGATCGTGGACTGCAAGAACGCCGCAACCTTGTTCAGCAGGTAATCACAATTAATAGCGACTTTATTTCAGAAGGTGAGTTTTTATTCCTGCGTTCATTACTTGTGAGCAATCAAGTCACATGGCTCTCGCAAGATTCGGGAAAGGTTATAGGCATACCTGTGAATTTAGACGATACAACATACACGGAGAAGAATACACGCGACGGCAAGCTTTACAACGTAACGCTAAAGATGCGCATCGCTAACGAATACTGGACATAATATGAACGGAGAGGTACAACTGATAATAGAAAAGGGCGGGATAATACTGCAACCCTTTAACGGTGCTATTGAAGGCTTTACAATAAACGGTCAAACGGTCATCAATTTAGGTACTTCAATAATACCTTCTCCTGTGTTTCCTTGTGGAGATCCGAATATTATAACCCTCGTCGGAGGCACTATTACGGTACCCGATGCTGATACAAATAGCGTTGCAAATATTATTGGTTGGGATGTTAATACCTGCGAGATTACTATTGACAATGCGATTACTTGGAGCGGTGTTGTACCATTAGGAACTGATGTAGAAATTACATACTATGCTAATGGAGTAGAGCAATACTACATCGACTTATTCGAGAATGAAAGCATCAGCCAAAATTGGAAGTTCCAAGACTTAAACAACTTCACAGCGCAGGGAGCATTTAGTCGTGAGTTTAGAGTGCCATATAGCGATAACAATCAAGATGCACTTGGTGCTTTGTTCGATGTAAATGTTGAAAGTGGTGCAGAAAACTATTTTCACTACAAACTGCCTGCAGAGATTCGTGTAGACACGCTGCCCATCGCTACCGGGTATCTCCGCGTTCGCAAGGTGTATAAACAGATGAACCGCATCAACGAGGTTGAGTTAGCTTTTTATGCTGAAACTCCCGACCTTGTGCGTAACATAGGCGAGAAGAAGCTTGCGGATATTACCAACCTTGTGAATCTTAATGAGGTGGTTCAGTATGACATTGTAACTACACCTACATCAAAAAGAATATGGACTTTGTTAGAGCGTGGGGAGTTATGGAGTGAGGGTGGTCAATTAAACACCCGTTCATTAATCAATCCTGATGCACCTGTTTATCCTGCAGACTTAACTCCAGCGCTACGTTATGACTATTTGCTTGAAGAGATATTTGCAGATGCAGGGTTTGAGCTTGTTGGAGGTTCATTATTGACTACGCTGTCGGACTATTACATGCCGTGGTTAAATAGTTCCAACATAATCGGCACGGATTCCTTCAACAATTATTTTTTTACATGCTACAACAGTGCAGGGTTAACGCTTACGACTACATCACAAGTAGTTAGCGTGAACACCATAATCTTTGATAATAACGGTGATTTTAACACAGGCACATATTCATATACGACACCATCAGGTGGATATTATACCTTTCGATTCCGCAATCAATATCGCGTATTTGGACAAATAAACAACGTCTCATACTTTCTTCAAATAAACGGGACACAGGTATTTCTTGATAACTATAATGTTTTTGATGGTCAATTAGTAGACTTTACTTATCGCATAGCTATCAATGCCGGCAGCGTCGTTAAGTTCATGCTTAAAATCAATAATATCTCCCCTGCTGTGCAACTCGTGGCGGGTGATGGTACTTATGAGACTTCAATCTTTGAGGTAATCAAAACTGAATTCTTTTTTGATCAAGGCATTATCTACAACCTAAATGCTCCCGATGCTAAGCAGATAGACTTTGTTACAGATATTATCAAGATGCACAACTGCGCCATTGTACCTGATAGGGCGGTAGCTAATAAAGTTTATTTGGTTCCACAAAATAGCTACTTAGGTAGTGGCAATGAACTTGATTGGACTGATAAGCTCGATGTGTCGAAAGATATAACGATAAGTAGCACAGTTGATTTGCAAAAGGCAAAAACTCAATTCACCTATACACTCGGTGAGGACGTTATCAGCCAGCAATATAAAAACGTGAATAGGGTATATGGCGACTATCAGGCAGTAGGATATACAACCAATCCGAATATTTTACCAAGTGACTTTGCAATAGGCGAGCAAAAGATTAGTCTTGTGCATCAATCTACTCCGTGCGGTGTAGTCAATGCAAGCGGTGTTATCATGCCGATGTTCATCAACTCACAACTTGAGTTCGTTGCACCGGGAATGCGTTGTTTATTTGATGCAGGCACAGCCAATATTCAACTATATGATGATGGTATAGCTGCAGCTGCTTTGACGGTAGTGCCACTTTTGAATCACTACAGCCAAGTGGTAGCGGATATAGATGACTATGATTTGAACTGGGCACCTGAAGTACCACCATACAGCATTACAGCAAGTCCATACAACAACCTATTCAATCAATATTGGCGCACGTATATGAATGCGCTTTATTCGCCTGAAGCTCGTTTGATGGAGGCATCCTTTGCTTTGGATTTAAAGGACATACTCACGTTTCAGTTTAGTGATAAGATATGGATTAAAGATTCATGGTGGCGTATTATCGAGATAAATGACTATAAGGTGGGCATGAATGAGAGCACGCAGGTAAAGTTGCTCAAGTTCCTTGAAAATACCGAAGATTGCTCATCTACTCCCGTGTCAATAACAACGAATGGTAAGGTCAATTTTGTTGACGGCAACGGTGACCCTGTGCTGCCTACGCAGGATTGTTGCACTCGTTATGGTTATAATTGGGATGAGACGGTAGCGCGATGCTGGGCGTTTATACCTAATACCAATCGACCAAATACAAGTGTAAGCGGTAATGCTACAACACCCGCTACAAGGCCAACAAAAGTGGCAACGGCTACGCGATCTATTACCAATTCAATCATTGAAGGTAATACGGTAACCATAGCCGATGGTAATAGTGATATGCTTGCCGTTGGTACGGCGTTAGAACTAACAAAAAACGTACAGGGTAGTAACCTCATCGGCAAAAATGTTTATACCAATCTACCCGGCATACACATAGGCGGCGGTTATAAATACGGCAATCCAACGAGTACGGAAAAAGGATGGGCGCAAACAGGTATTGTCATCTTGCACGTCAAGGATACATGGTTGGATTTGCAGACATATAACTTGAATATTGAGGGCATTCCCGGCGAGTTTATTGTTATACCAAATGATACCGTATGGAGCTGCATCATGAACGTGACAATCTTGGATACTACCACCAATAACTATTGTGTTGGTCAATATTTATTCGGATTGCAGAAGATAGCATTTGTCACTGCAACACCAATCACGGTGCTAAATGAAATCAATGGCACGCCTTATACTTTCCTGTTTGGAATTGACACGGGAAGCAACCCGGCTGAATCACGAATCAATTTGCAGATAAGCGGCTTAGGATTTTCAAGCGAAACCTTCATAGTCACTGCCTCACTACAATATCAACAAAACACATCAATATAATGGAATCAATTAAAAACGTAATGCGCTATGTGCAGCTGGGTGTTGCACCAAAGAATGAACACAACTATTCACTACGTACATGGCAGCGTATGTTGTGGTTTATCACGCTGTATATATGGCGCACGGTGATATTTTTTGGATTGTGTTACTTAATATTTAAACTCATATACTAATGGCTGAACCTATTGTAAGGACTTTCGTAATTGACACCACTCAAGCCGAGCAGAATCTTCAAAGCTTGGATGCTGCAACGAATACTACCACCGTTGCTATTGATGCTTTATACAATCAACTTTTCCAACTTGATGAGTTGTTGAATAAGCTATCACCAAACAGCCAAGCATTCAATGAAGTGAATACACAGATTCAGGCGCTGGAGGCTACGATTACCCAAATCGAGACGGGCAAGATTGATGCAATAGGTACTGCAATAGAGAATATCAGTGTAGGCAATGCGGTTAGTGAGATTGAATCTGTGGGTGCGGCACTTGATACCATTAGTCCTGATGAAGCTATCAATTCAATAGCCGAAATTGAGCAGTCAATTAATGAGATTGATACCACAACTGCTATTCAAAGCATT